TCACCAGAAGTTCCAGCATACGATCCAGAAATTCATAATCCAGAGAAGGTCTTTGCCTTTCTGTGTTACCGTGGTGTACACTATGCGAAGTGGGTAGTCCTAGATCCTTTTAAGATTAAGTCTTGGAAAATGACATGGAAATAGGCATTTATTTTTGTTTCAAAACATATTAAATCTATAGGTGTAAAAAATAAATAATGGTAGAATTTAGAGGTCAACACGATGAATTAAACCTCCTCTTATTATGAGGTAATTCAATGGAGGAACATGCATAATCTAATGCCAAGCAGTCAATTAAATGGCTGGCAGCGTAATCATTATCAGTCTCACGATGATATGTTAGATGATTACTACGAGTGTTTAATAGAATGTACTACACAACAAAACGAATGCAAACGAATATGTAGAGAAATTCTACAATAATTATAGAGGGGTTGACCCCCTCTTTTTTTATGGTATAATAACTTTACTACTAACATAAATATGGATAGAGGAAAGTTAAAAAACATCGTTAAAAGCTTGCAATCTTTGCTAGATGTGTTAGAATCTGAGGTATACTCTGACGTTAATGCATACAATGCAAACGGTAACAATTCAACTTACACACAAGGGAGAGATGATGATGATGGATACCCAGATTAGTTACACAGATGACATGATGCGTCGTAGAAGAGATGCTGTGTTATCATTGAAAGAATTTGGTTTTGGAAGAAACTTGTATGAATTTTGTGCAGACTGGGTGTTAAATCATGACTCAACCTCAGGAATTAAAGAAGCATTCAAAGAGTATGAGACTCAAAGACCAAATCAAATTAATTAAAACAGCACTTAAAAAAGGTGGGTTATATTCTGATGTAGAAATACACTACATGAAAAAGCAACTCAACAATGCAAAGCACGAACTTAAACTAAAAAAACTAAGGAGAAATAAAGGATTCAATGAATTCAGTGAAACTAGTAACGGTAACACCAGAAGCAGAGAAGACAATGGGTTACGTGGCGAGAGTCAGCAACCCGAACAACCAAGAGAATCCTAAAGTTGCAGGACTCCTTAAGTATTGTATTAACCATCAGCACTGGTCTGTCTTTGAACAAGCTCATATGACACTAGAGATTGAAACCTCTAGAGGTATTGCTGCTCAAGTCTTAAGACATAGATCATTTACTTTTCAAGAATTCTCACAGAGATATGCTGATAGCTCTATGTTAGCAAGTAACATTCCTATGTTTGATCTTCGTCGTCAAGATGATAAGAACAGACAAAATTCTATTGATGATGTTGATGACTTTACGAAACAAGAACTTGAAATTGCTATCAAGCGTTACTTTGTTGAAGGAATGGACATCTACAAACAAATGTTGAGACTAGGAATTGCAAAAGAGTGTGCTCGTTTTGTTCTTCCTTTAGCAACACCAACCAAGATTTATATGACAGGATCTGTAAGATCGTGGATCCACTATATAGATCTACGCAGTGCCCACGGCACTCAAAAAGAACACATGGACATTGCTAACGATGCAAAGCGTGTGTTCTGTGAACAATTTCCTATTTGTGCTGAAGCACTGGAGTGGAACTAATGCCAACATATCCTGTTAAAAATTTAAAAACTGAAGAGAAGAAAGAACTTCACATGACCATGAAAGAATATGATCAGTGGAGAAAAGACAATCCCGATTGGGATAAAGACTGGCAAGCAGGATGTGCTTCTGCTGGTGAGGTAGGAGAGTGGAGAGACAAGATGGCAACCACACATCCTGGTTGGACAGACATTATGAAGAACAAAGTTCTTCCCAAAGCAGATTTTGTAAACAATAAAACCATCACTGAGAAATACAGATACTAATATGCCAGTAAAAAAGAAAACCAAGGCACCTGCTCAAGGTATGACTGCTAAACAAATGAAGCGTCGTAAACCTATCAGTGGAGAATACATGCTTCCAATTGAACCACTGACTGATAATCAGAAGGTGATGTTTGATGAATGGGACAAAGGTAAGATGGTCTATGCTTATGGTGTTGCTGGTACAGGTAAAACCTTTGTAGCTTTATACAAAGCACTTAAAGAAGTGTTGGATGATTACTCACCGTATGAAAAAATATATATTGTTCGTTCTTTAGTGGCAACTAGAGAGATTGGTTTCCTACCTGGTGATCATGAAGATAAGTCTTCTCTTTATCAAATACCATATAAAAATATGGTGCAAGGAATGTTTCAAATGCCTGATGACAATTCATATGAAATGTTGTATGATAATCTTAAGACACAAGAAACTATATCTTTCTGGTCTACTAGTTTCATTCGTGGAACTACATTAGACAATGCTATTGTTATTATTGATGAGTGTCAGAACTTAAACTTCCATGAGTTAGATAGTATTATCACTCGTGTAGGACAAGACAGTAAGATTATATTCTGTGGTGATGCTGCACAAACAGACTTAATAAAGAACAATGAACGTACAGGTATCTTAGACTTTCAAAAAATTATTATGAACATGGAAGAGTTTGCGATGATTGAATTTGGTATTGAGGATATTGTTAGGTCTGGTCTTGTCAAGTCTTACCTTATCAGTAAACTTAATTTAGGTTTATGAAAATCTTTAATCACGTAGGTGATATAGATCCTATTGAGATGTCTGCTGAGATGGTAAACGGTAAACGTATGTACCTCACACCTGAGGGATACAAGTTTCCATCTGTCACCACAGTGATTAGTAACAATGCTAAGAAGATGGCTGGTATTGCTCGTTGGCGTGCTAGAGTAGGAGTGGAAAAAGCAAATGCTAAAACCACTCGTGCCACAGGTCGCGGCACAAAGTATCACTCTATTGCAGAGGATTATTTTAACAACGAATTAGACCTAAAAAAGTACAAGAAGTATCCACTTCCTGTACTCATGTTCCACCATTCTAAGGACACTCTAGACCGTATAAATAATATTTACTTACAGGAAGCTGCTCTTTACTCAAAGCATTTAGAGTTAGCAGGGCGGGTTGATTGTATCGCTGAGTTTGATGGAGTGTTGTCTATTATTGATTTCAAGACAGCAGAACATCCTAAGCGTGAACAATACTTATACGACTACTTCGTTCAAGAAACAGCATACGCATGTATGCTACAAGAATTATACGATCTATCAGTAAAACAGATCGTAACCATTGTCGCTTGCGAGAATGGAGAAACTCAAGTCAAGGTGCTTCCTCCTAAGAAAGAATATTTTCTCACATTGATGAGCTACATCTCGGAGTATCAAGAACGGCATGGACAAGAAACAATTATTAGAGGATAGATTTATGACATCTGCGAAGTTCTCGCAGGAAGTGGAGAAGATTGCATTACACAATCAAGACATGAATTATATTGATTCTGTTATCCACTACTGTGAAGTGAATGAAATTGAATTAGATAGTGTAGGTAAATTAGTAAGCAAACCTTTGAAAGAAAAACTTAAGCATGAAGCACAAGAGTTAAACTTCATGAAGAAAACCAGTCGTGCTAAGTTAATGCTTGTATGAATGTTCTTACCATTGACTTGGATTACATATCAAATAATTATGCCAAGTTAGTTGACAACATTTATAGTAATGACTTCACTAACAAAAGGTGGGGAGAGTTCTACAAGAACACATACTATTCTGAAGATCATTTCAAAGTAAATATAGATAACTGGTTGTTCATCCTTGATGTTTATACAAAAGCAATAGCTGAATGTACAAACGTTGCATTTGGATATGAACATGACAGTATTCTTTTTGATTTACAAGAGGTTGATGAACAAATAAATATTTTAAATATTGATCAACATCATGACATATGTTACATCAATGAACAATATAATGAAGTCATTGAATATGATATTGTTTCACAAGCTGACTGGGTTCTGTGGTTAGTAAAGAATAAAGATCTTTCTAGTTACACATGGGTAGGTAATCATAACTCTACCCAATTAGACAAAAGTGTGGTACAATTAGATTGGAATTACAATTCTCTTTTTAAAGAGAGTTTTAAACTAGATACATATAAATTTGACTACATATATGTCTGTGCATCTCCACAGTATCTTGCTCCACATCACTGGTATCATTTTGATATAATGAAAATGTTATACAAAAACATATGTGGATTAGATCCTAAGATGCATCATGATAAATTTGGTTATGATGTTAAAAAGTTTTACAAGTACAAAGACAACAAGGTATGACCTTCTTTCAATCAGATATTATTAAAGGTGACATCCAAGAGATGTTAGAGTTACAGCAGTTCTGTTTTAGATCTGCTATGAATTTTGTTCTTCTTGATAAAGATAGAAAGTTAGAATACTTTGAAGCTTTAGAGAAGTTAATAGAAAAACAAAAGATATTTTATGCTCGTGCTAAACTAAGTGATGACCCTGAGGCTAAGTCCGTGGTTGACACAATGAAACAAGGTGTTATAATGTTAGGTGCTACACCTGATACAAGTATTGAAAAAATGTTTGAGGAACTCGTACAAAAGGTAGCGAGTATGAAAAAACAAACAGAGGCAGGGGGTTGACGCCCGTCCCCTTGCCTGTTATTATGTCTTCGTGATAGGGCAATAAACCAAATCCAAATTAATCTAATTAAATCCTATGTCATTCGCAGATCTAAAGCGTAAATCACAGAACAATTTCTCATACCTTCAAAAGGAATTAGAGAAGTCATCCAGCGGTAAGAACGTTGATGAAAGGTTCTGGAAACCAGAGGTTGACGCTGCTGGTAACGGCTATGCCGTGATCCGATTCCTTCCTGCCACAGAAGGTGAAAGTATTCCGTGGGCAAAAGTGTACTCCCATGCCTTCCAAGGTATTGGTGGATGGTACATTGAAAACTCTCTAACCACAATCAACGAGAAGGATCCCGTTGGTGAGGTCAACCGTCGTCTCTGGAACAGCGGTGCTGATGAAGACAAAGAGACTGCTCGTAAGCAAAAGCGAAAGCTTTCTTACTACAGCAACATCTATGTTGTGAAGGATCCTAAGCATCCAGAAAATGAAGGTAAGACATTCCTTTACAAGTATGGTAAGAAGATCCATGATAAGATCCTCGCTGCTATGCAACCTGAGTTCCAAGACGAGACTCCTGTCAATGTCTTTGACCTTTGGGAAGGTGCTAACTTTAAACTGAAGATCAAAAAAGTCGCAGGTTACTGGAACTATGACAGCAGTGAGTTTGATAGTGTGTCTGCTCTTAGTGCAGATGATGATGAACTTGAAGCGATCTGGAAGAAAGAACACTCACTAGAGGCATTCACTTCTAAGGATCAGTTCAAGACATATGAAGAACTAGAAAACAGATTGAATCTTGTTCTAGGTATAGGGCAACGTCCTGTTGCTCGTCCTGTTGATGAGTCTCTTGAAGACTTGAGTGAAGGTCTTGGATATGATCACACTGCTGATCGTTTCAATGAGAAAGCAGCAGTAGCTCCTTCTCCTGTAAAGAGTGAAGCAGTTGTTGATGATGACGATGCGTTGTCATACTTCGCAAAACTTGCTGAAGAATAAATCAAAATTTTAAGACCCCAACAGGGGTCTTTTTTTATGTCAGGAAATAAAAATTAAGAACAGTTTAAATGTAGTTTATGATACAGATATTCTTTATAATATAATAAGGTTTATCTAGAAAAACTATGAAAGCATTCGCAGTTGCCCTGCTCGGTCTATTCGCACTGACCCCTGTAGCAGAAGCAAGAACAAGACTTAGTGGTGCAGGAGCATCCTTTCCATCTAAGATCTATACTCGTTGGTTCTCA